TCCCTATGGTAGGATTCAGTCCTATCTCACATATGGGTCATGCAGCCGATCTTGGTGGTGCACTTAGTAAACTACCAGGTACAAAGCATGTAGGTATTTCTAATAAAGCAGATGCATTTACCCCAGAAGAAAGAAAAGGTATACTTGAACGTCAATGGGGTAAGAATAAAGTCACAGTACATCCTATCTCAGGTGCAGGTGAATCTATTAGAAAAGCACATGATAGTCTAAAAGGTCCTGGTAAGAAAGTACTACATATATTAGTAGGTCATGATAGAAAATCATTTGCAGAAGGCTTGAAGAAGTCACTTGAAGATGGTAAAGTTAAAGAGATGGAAGGCCGTAAGTTCGATGAGATTCACATTCACCATCCAGAAGATACAGAACGTTCACATGGTATGAGTGGAACTAAAATGAGAGCTGCTGCAAATACTGGTGATAAAGAAGAGTTTCATAAACATCTTGGTAGCATGTTCTCTAAACCAGAATCAAATAAGATTATGAATAGAGTAAAAGCAGGAATAGCTTCTGGTAAAATTGCTTTAAAAAGAAAATGATGATACATGAATGAGAATGACCTGCTTAAAAACTTCGCCAAGTTGCTTGGCCCTGGAGCAGAAGAAGCTCTAAAAGCGACAGAAGAAAAGCAAGAGAAAGAAAAAAAACTCTTAGAATCTATAGCTACTTCTCTTGGCCCAGAAGCAAAAGCAAAGTTACAAGCTATTGAAGAAGAACAGCAAAGAAAGCAAAGAGCAAAAGAAGAGAAGAAAGAACGTGAAAGAAAACTTTTAGAAACTCTAAATGCTTCTCTTCTAAATCTTATAAGTGATAATCCAGATAAAATTGAAATTATAGAACAGGAAGTTGTTGAAGCAGCAGCTGAAATTCCTATAGAAGTTCCTGTAGAAGTTATCACAGAAGAAATACCACAAACAATAGTAGAAGAATTACCTCCTGTTGCTCAGACACCTGTAGAGGCAACAGCAGCTAATCCAGTTGTTTTACCACCAGTTCCAGAATATGTGCCTGCAGGGTTTAGAAAAGAACTTGATATTGTTAAAAAGACTATTCAAGATCTTCATAGATTAATTGCACGTCAATCTAGTCTACTTGCTGGTGCATCACACGGTGGTGGTGAAGTTAATTTAAGATATCTAGATGACGTTGATCGTACTACAATAGCTGACGGTCTCTTCCTAATGTATGATGCAGCTTCTAAGAAGTTTGTGTTTACAGAAGGTGGGGGTGGAAGTGGTGGAGGACCAAGAGGTTATACTGGTTCACAAGGACCTATTGGATATTCAGGTTCTATAGGTGGTACAGGCTATACTGGTAGCAGCGGTTATACAGGTTCAATTGGTGGTACAGGCTATACTGGATCAGAAGGCGGAATAGGGTTTACTGGCTCACAAGGAGATCAAGGACCTACAGGTTATGATGGCTCACAAGGTTTAACTGGATATACAGGCTCGGGTGGTTTAGGTTATACTGGTTCTTCTGGTGTTGGTTATACTGGTAGTGCAGGTACTGATGGAATAGTAGGTTACAATGGATCTGTAGGTTTTACAGGTTCTGCAGGTATTGATGGGTATACAGGGTCTGCTGGTGCAGGTTATACAGGATCAACTGGCTATACAGGAAGTATAGGGTCATCAGGTTACACAGGTAGTCAAGGTTCAACAGGCCCTCTAGGACCTCAAGGTAGTACAGGTTATACAGGATCTAGAGGTTATACAGGTAGTGTTGGTAGTACTGGATTTACAGGATCATTTGGTTATTCTGGATCTCAAGGTGATTTAGGATATACAGGATCATTTGGTAATACAGGGTATACCGGAAGTATAGGTTATACTGGTTCTCAAGGTATACAGGGAACAACTGGTTATACTGGATCGTTTGGTAATATAGGTTATACTGGATCTACAGGTGTAGGATATACTGGTTCTATAGGCTATACTGGATCAGCTGCTACAATATCAGCTACAATAAATCAAACATTCACTGGTGATGGTACATCTAACTCGTTTAATATCACTGGTGGTTATATTCCTAATTCACTAGTAGTATTCCTAAACGGTGTCAAACAGGTTGATAACGTTGACGTATCAATTACATCTGGTTCTTCCGTAACATTTACAGTACCGCCTGCAAATAACTACATTGTGGATGTATTTGGATATCAAGCAAACAATATTACATATCAACAAGCACAGGTTGATTGGAATCAATCAAATACATCAGCTGTAGATTATATTAAGAATAAACCAACAATAAATGGTATTGTACACCCTACATATACAGTAACGGCTAGTACATATGCTATTTCAAATGCAGATTACTATGTTGGTGTTAATTATGCTGCAAACGTAACATTATCTTTACCAGGAACTGCTATTAGTGGTAAAGGTATTATAATTAAAGATGAGTCTGGTAATTGTGTAAATAATCCAATTACAGTCTCAGGTACAGTAGATAATGATCCTACTGGATTTATTTTAACAATTAATAACGGCGGAATACATATGTTATATAACAATGGAAGCTGGAGAATAATCTAATGACATTTCTGTTTAGTAATAATGTAAACATTTATAACAGTAATGGCCATGCTATTGATAGCACCCATCGTCTCCCTGTTGAGATGACAACGTCTGCTAATACTCCAGCTCTTGTTAAATTTATAGATGCAACAAACGTTCAGTTAGATGCTACTCAAAGACTTCGTGTTGCAATGCAAGGTCAGCAATGGTGGTATAGACCAACAGTTGATAAAGATGGTGATCTAAGATATACTGAAAATTTTGTTGGTCCTGATGCAAATAGCTGGTTTGTTCAAAACCTAGGTGCTGTTCGTTTTACAAGTGGTAATACTTATAACTCAAATACATCCTTGACTGGTCAAGCAATCAGAGGTTCTAGAAGACGTCATAAGGTTCGTCCTGGTGCATCACATCAATGGTTCTCTATTCATAACTGGATGGGAATAACACCTAACGTTACTAAACGTAGAGGTATGTTTACTGCTTATAATGGCATGTTCTTTGAAGTAACAGATGATCTTTATTGTGTGGTACGCAGACGTCTTGTTGACGGTACACTTGTTGAAAAACGTATTCCGAGAGAATCATTTTCTGAAGATATATTAAACGGTTCAGGTTTATCTACATTTGATTTTAGACCAACATCTAATACAACATTAAGTCTTACTAGTTGGGCAAACACGTTAACAGGAAATGTTTCTTCTACTGAAGCATATTATAATGTAAGATATAATGCAACATCAAACGGTTATCCATTTACTACAGGTTCATATGTCACTGTTTCTGGTATGACACCTAATACCTATAACGGTATTGCAATGGTAAAAACTGCTAACACAACTACAGTCACTCTTACCTATCATGATAATCCAGGAACATTTACATCAATGAGTTCTGGTTTACTTACTCATACTGCATATCATGAGATGAATAACTGGTATTTTGATTTCTCTGGTGGTGCAACATCAAAGGTTAGATTTGGTGTTCATACTGTAGAAGGACCACAGATCGTTCATATTGAAGATTTTGCAGGTCAGCAGCTAGGTACACATTTTGAAAATGCACCAGCTCTTATGGATAGAACAGAGATAATTAATACCGGTATTCCACCTTATCTACCACAGTTTATGACTGCAGGAACATCAGTTAACGTTGAAGCTGAACTTGAATTAAATCCAGGTTTCGGTACTGCAGATAATCCAAATTATATCACATATACTAAAACACAAAATCAAGAATTTGCATTAATAGGTGTAGGGTTAAGAATAGGTGAACCATATCAAAGAGCTGACTTACAGTTACAGTCATTTACATTAATTGATATTGCAAACGTCAATCCACAAAACTCTGGTGTTCTTTATTGGAGATTGTTACTTAATCCAACATTAGGTGGTGATTATACCGATCCTGGTACATCAACACAAATACTATCTGGTAAAGCATCAAGACATTGGCACTTTACTGCAAGTACTACATTTTCTGGTGGAATAGAACTGTTATCTGGCTATGCAACAACTACTACTGTTATGGATGTGAGAACAGCTCTAAACTTCTTAAATATGGGATCTAATCTTTCTTATACTGATGCAGATAAATTAGTATTGGTTGCTAAGTTAATTGCAGGTGGTTCATCTGACTCACGTATTGTTGCAAATATGAACTTTATTGAGGCTCTATAATAAATGACGATTACTAATAGCCTTTCCAATTTAGCTTCTGTTGCCAATGCTGTATTTAATACATTTGCAGCTAACTCTACTGGTATTACTGCAATAAGTGCTAACGGTTCTTTTGGTACAGACGGTCAAGTACTTACCTCAAATGGTTCTACTATGTACTGGTCTTCAGTTGCAGGTTCAGGAGGTTATACTGGATCAACAGGATCACAAGGTACTACAGGCTATACTGGATCAACAGGTAACCAGGGTAATTTAGGATATACAGGTTCCACCGGGGTTACAGGATCATTAGGTTATACAGGATCAACAGGTAGTCAAGGAACTACTGGATACACTGGGTCAACAGGCAGTCAAGGAACAACTGGTTATACTGGGTCTACAGGATCGCAGGGTACAAGCGGTTATACGGGTTCACAGGGATCGCAAGGTACTACTGGCTATACAGGGTCAACTGGTAACCAAGGTAATTTAGGTTATACTGGATCAACAGGATCACAGGGTAATTTAGGTTATACAGGCTCTACTGGTTTTACAGGATCGTTGGGTTATACGGGTTCTACAGGTAGTCAAGGGACAACAGGGTATACAGGCTCGTTTGGTAGTACTGGCTTTGTAGGATCATTTGGTTACACAGGTTCTATTGGTTACACAGGTTCGATCGGTTATACTGGATCATCTGCAGCATCAACTATTATTGCCAATACTGGTATAATTTCAAATAACACAGGTCTCTATGTAAACTCTACTTATATTGCAACAATATCTGCAAACAATGCTTCATATCTTGGGGGTGTGTTGGCAGCTAACTATGTACAAAATACAGACACAAGAACACTATCAGGTAGCCTTACACTATCTAACATCACTTATTACACATATTCTGGTGGTGCTGATGCTACTATAATAGTATCAGGTCGTAATGATAAGGGTGGTGGTGGAGCTGGTGCATACTATAATGATTTCTTAAAAGCTACTGGTGGCAATGGAACCAGTAACGTTTGGTTCCGTGTAGCCTACGGTGGCGACTTACAAATTATTAATTCTGGTTATACTTCATCATTATTAAACTTAACACAAGGTGGTATATTAGATATAGGTGGTCTTAACGCATCTAGTTCAAACTCACAAGCAGATGCAACATCAAACTACATCAGATTAAACAATAATAACAGTCAAATATATGATGACGGTAACTTCCACTTACATACCAGAGGTTCTGGTTCTAATATGTGGATTAATACTAATGGTGGATTTATTGCATTAGGCAATCAAGCCGTTGGTGGAGGTTCTGCTGCTACCGGTATTACTATGGGATCATCAACTACCGTTAAAGCATATCTAAGTGTTTACGGTAGTAAGTCATACACAATCGGTTCTTATGGTTATCTTGCTACAATAGGTGCAGGTACAGGCTCTAGCACTACTGCTTCTTATAGTATCTATTCAGATAACCGTATGCAAGCAGCCGAATTTGATGCTACATCTGATGAACGTGCTAAGATAATTGAAGGTACTATTCCTTTAAATACTGCAATTGACTTTGTTAAGAAAGTTGATGGTATTCACTATAGATGGGATACTGATGCAGTAGAACATGATGATAATGGATTAAAAGCAGGTTTTGGTGCACAGTCAGTACATAAAGCTGGTTTTGATCATATGATTGGTGCTATACGCAATGATCAGATGAAAGAAATGAAAGATGAAGATGGTTGGATACACCCTGAAGGTTATCAATTAACTATAGGATATAACCAGGCAATTCCATATCATCACGAAGTATTAAAGCATCTTCTTGATAAGATTGAAAAGCTAGAAGCAGAGATTACTGAGTTAAAAAAGAAATAAATATAAAATAAACAGTAGGAACCCAAATGCCAGAGTATAACGATCCTCAGCAAAATACACTAAGACCAGATAATGCTCCTAAAAAGAAAGCAAAAACAGAAGTAGTAAAGGATGCTATTTCTAAAGGTAAAACTGCAACTGGAAAGAAACCAGATCAGATTGAATTTAACCCAGTCTTAGAAGTTAAAGTAGATGATGTTTTCTCTAATTTTGTTTTAAAAACAGCTGTAAATGAAATTGGTGCTATCTATGATCAGGTAGTAAGTGAAGCATATGATGAAGATAAAGAAAATGCTAAAATTAAAAAACTTAACCATGCAAACACGCATTTTAGAGATGATGCTACATCTACACGCACAATGTTATACAAGCAAGATACACCAGGTGAACCCAAATCATCTAAAATAAAAGAAGATGTTAACTTAGCATTTGAGGCATGGGTAGATGATGAGAACCCAGATCCAAAACATAGAGAAGTAGTTAACCGTCACGGTCAAAATCGTAAGAAAATTCAATTAGTTCCTAGAGATAAAAAAGATCGTAAAGAAGATGATAGACCTTACCGTCAACAGTCTACCGTAAAAAAAGTTATAGATGAGAAATATGGTAAAGGTTATAAGTCACCTTGGCAGAAAATAATGGCTGCTGCTCCTAAAGGAACAGAAGAGCGTATTAATAAAGCAGTAGAAGGTCTTAAACAAAATGCAGCTGATTATCAAAAAATATTAGACAAAGAAAAGAAAAAAACTAATGAATCAGTTAATACTGCAGGTTCTGGTGGTGTAAGAGGTTTTGGTAATGTAACTGGTAACCCAGATGGTAGTGATATTGGTAGTAGTTATGTAAATGCAAATATTGCAGATGCTGATACTAAAGATAACCTACTTAAAGCACAAGTGAAAGCACATGTTAGTATGCATACTGTCACTAATAGTGATAAAAAAGTTGCTAAAGAAGAAAAAGAAGTTTGGAATAAACCAGCACCTAAAGGTAAACATGGTCATATGACTCCTGCACAGAAAGCAAGAGCTAAAGCTCGTGCAAAAGCAGCTGGTCGTCCTTATCCTAATTTAGTTGATAATATGGCTGTAATGAAAGAGGAAAATGATCCTCTTGCTCATCTAGAAGACAAGTTAAATAAAGCAACTGATACATCTCATAACGGTATCGATAAGATTATGAGAACTGTTGCTAGTGATCATAGTATGGATGTTAATGACTTACATGATCAATGGGTTAAGAAATATAAGATTACACCAGATCAGTATTGCAAAGAAGAAAATATAAACGAAATTTCTTCTGATCTTTTACATAGAGCAAGTGATATAGCACAAAGACAATCAACTGTACATCGTAGTAAAGCAAATGATTTAATAAGAAAATCATATCAATATCACGATGGTAATAAAGTAATACAAGGTAAAGAAAAACAACATGATGATTTAATTAAACAATCAGAAACTGAGCGTGAAAAACAACAAAAAAGACAAGCACAAGCTGATAAGTTTTTTAAAGTGGGTAATGTAAGAAAAAGAAAAGAAACAAATAAGGTAAAAACACAATGAAAACCTTTTTACAGTTCTTAGAAGAAATATCAGAAGCACTTACAGTAAAACAGAAAGCTGCTGATTTACGTAGTAAAAGAAAAAATGTTTTAGTTAAAGGTACTTCTAATTTTGAACAACCTACCCATAAAGTACATATTAGTGTAACTAAAGATGGTAAGACTGAAGTTATTAAAGATACTATCCAGGCTAAAGATAAACACGAAGCTTTATTTAATGCTCAGATGAAATATCATAAAATGGGATATAAAGTCAATGACGTATCTCATAAAGGTATTTTTAAAGAAGAAGTTGAAGAAGAGGGTTGTTTACTAGAAGAAGACATGGAGATCCATGAGCTTATTGAAGAAATATTTGTTGTATCTGGTGATGAATTATATGAAGACTGGGGTGAACCAGAAGAAGAAGATACTATCTACTACCATTATAATTCTATTGTAGAAGAGCATAAAGTAAAACTTGGCAAACCTTTCTTAACTCCAGGTGGTCCAAAAAAGAGAGCCGTATACGTTAGAAATGAAAAAGGTAACGTTGTTAAAGTTAACTTTGGTGATCCTAATATGAGAATTAAAAAGAATATTCCTGCACGTAGAAGATCATTCCGTGCAAGACACCATTGCGAAAATCCAGGTCCTAGAACAAAGGCTAGATATTGGAGTTGTAAAGCATGGTAAAGACATTTAAACAATTTCTTGATGAGCTCTATATTAGAGATACATCAGGTAAAATTATAGGAATTAAAAAACAAAAATACCGTGGTGCTGATATGAAAATGCATAAAGCATATCCAGGCAAAAGTGCTAGCTCTGGTGGTGGAAGCGGTGGTGGAGCATCAGGAAGCGGAGACGAATAATGGAACAACTATTAGAAAAACTTAAAGTATTACACGCTACTAATTTCTCATTCTATCTAAAATTGCATTTCTTTCACTGGAATGTAACAGGTCCTAATTTCCCACAATATCATGAATTCTTTGAAGAACTCTACACTGATGTGTGGGGTGCAGTGGATGGTATTGCTGAGCACATTAGAGCAGTAAAAGGTTTTGCACCCGGGTCGTTATCACGTTTTATGGATCAGACTATGATCAAAGATCAGCTTGATGTAGTTCCTGCAGAACAAATGCTTTCTATTGCACTACAAGATAATGATAAAGTAATTGATGCATTAACTCAAGCTTATCTCTCAGCTGAACAAAGCGCAGAGCATGGATTAGCTAATTTTCTCCAAGATCGTATCGATATCCATAAAAAACATGGCTGGATGCTAAGATCAACACTTGGTTGATATATACGTAACTTAGAAATCTATAAATACTGGGTAGAAGTCTGTAATTCTACTTAAAGGAGAAAAACAATGGCAGAACGTCAATGGGGTAATACGGATGTTGCAAGTAACTCCGTATTCTGGGGAGCAGTATTAGGAAAAGTAACTCCAAATACTGACAACCAAACATCTTTTTATAACAATACTACAAAAAGCGCATATATCACTAACCAAATTATTGGTCAGTTCGGTGTAGATAACGTAGAAATTGCAGTTAATGCAGGCCCTCTAGTTCACATTACTGTAACAAGTGCAGGTTCTGGTTATACTGCAAACACTGGTAACGGCACATTTACAGCCGTTCAAGGTGGTGCAAATACAGGACAAGCACTTAGTGCAAACGCATTTGGTGTTGCAAATAGTACTGGTAGAATTGCTTCAATTTCTATCGGTAACTATGGTAACAATTACATCAGCAATCCAACATTTGTTGTACCAGCACCTTCTGCAGTTACATTTAATGCTAACACAGCAGTAACAGGTGGAACTGGTGGTGGTGCAAATAGCACTATTGCAATTACATCTGCACCTTTCTTACAAGCTGGTGATCTTGTAACATATACTGTTGCATCAGGTAATACTGCTCTTAGCGGTTTAACTAGTGGTTCTTCATACTATGTTAACTTTGCTAACGCAACTGTAGTAGCTCTTTCAGCAGTAAATTCATCAGCTGTAGCTGATAGAATAACACTAACTAAAGGTCTATCTGAATCAGGCCATTCACTACAAGGTCAAACTGCAACTGCAGTAGCTGTAGTTGGTGGTGCGAAGAATAAAGGTGTTGCACATGCTGGTTGGGTAGTTCGTAGAGTAGGTACTGGTGGTCGTGCTGGTCGTGTTCACTACGAAACTTTAGTAGCTATGGGATCACTAGGTGGTGATGGTAACGCAGCTGAAGATAGAATTCTTCCTGATTCTTGATACTAATTAATATTATAGAGGGTAACTATGCCTAAGATTTCTGAGTTAAATGCCATTACTTCGGTTGCTAATAATGACCTATTAATGGTTGTTCATGATCCAAGCGGGTTACCCTCTACTAATAAAATAACAGTCAATAATTTTATAACATCTGTAAGTACTCAATTAAGAGGTTATACAGGTTCTACAGGTGTAGGGTTTACGGGTTCTGCAGGTACAGGTGGTGGTAGCAGTCTCCCTGTAACCGGGCAATCTAACGGGTATGTCCTCTCATCCAACTCAACTAATGGTGCAGAATGGACTCCAAACCCAGACGTAGTTAGAATTGCATATGTAGATCAATTTGGTCAAAACGCTTACACTGCTAATCCATACGATTCCGTTATATTAGTAGATCCAACTGCAGTAGGTAATAATGTTACAGTTTCGTTGCCTCTTGCAAGTGCAATAGCAGGTCATAGAGTAACAGTAAAAAATATTAATACTGGTGGACCAGGACCATCATCACCTTATGGTTATACTGTTACTGTTACTACTACCAATCCTGGTTCAAACTATATTGAACATCCTGTTACAGGTAATTTTGTAACATCATACGAACTAAGAAGTCGTGCAGATGGTCTTACATGGATTCATGACGGTGACATTTATAGACACGTTGCTTCTGAATCTACAGAACCTGTTTTCTATACTGATGCTGATACTTACGCACAAGTAGTATTTAAGAATGCGAGTTCAGCTAATAATGCATCTTCAGATTTAGTTGGTTATAATGATGCAGGTGACGAAGAAGCCGGTACAGGTCCATTCATTGATATGGGTATTAATAGCAGTAATTATACTAACACATATTTTGGCAATGTATGGGGTCCTAATGACTCCTATCTTTACAATTATGGTGGTAATTTAATAATTGGCCCTCAAACTAGCAACACTATAAAGTTTATTGCTGGTGGTACTGATGATGAAAATGTTAGAATGGTTATAAGTCCTTCTGCTGACTTAATAGTCAATAGTAGCATTAGAGGCACAAGTAATTTTAACATCCACACTCCTTATGTTTTAGATGCAAATGTAAAATACTCTGAAACTTATTTTGGAGCTGAGGGATACTGGGGTGGATATGTTGAATTAGATGCAATTACAGGTAATAACTCTTGGTCATGGATTGAGACTAATCTCACTGATGCTAATGATCCTTACGTTTTAATTGAAAATAAATCAGATGATGGTAGATCTAAAACTTGGAGATTTAACATAGATGGTTCTTTATCTTTACCTGGTGGTTTTAGATTACCTAGCGAGAGTCATGTAGGCTACAGATACAATTCTACAATAACAGGTCGAACACTAAGACTATCAAACGATTTAACAGGCGAAGTGATTGTTACTGGTCCATCAGCTAACTCTAGTTACCCTGACACACAACGTATTATAATTCAAGGCCAACGTGGTTATGGTACTTGGGGACAAAATACTGCAGGTGAAGGTGGAGACATCTATATCTGGGCAGGTGTTGGTGGCGAGAGTGATACTGGTGTAGGTGGTACTGGTGGTGATATCAAAGTTCGTGGTGGTCAAGGACAAGATGCTGAAGGTGGTTATTTAAGAATTGAAGCGGGTGATGCTGCTCATTGGGGATCATCGCCAGGTAATGGTGGTTTTATTGAAATCACAGCTGGTAGTGTTATTGAAGGTGGTGGTGATGCTAACAATGTTGGTGGTGATGTAACTATCTCTGCTGGTAAGGGTAGATACTATGCAGATAAATCTGGTGCTGTTAGAATACGTGCAGGTGGTAGTATAAGCTCTCCTGCTCAACATGAGTGGATATTTAATGCTAATAATGTTTTAACACTCCCAGCTGATAGTGATATTAAGAACTCAGATGGTTATTCAGTAATCAAATCTATCCCACAAAATCAACAATCTGGCTTTAACAATTATACACTACAATTATCTGATGCAGGTAAACACATCTATAAAGATGACGGTGATGGTTATGGAGTTGAAATACCTACAGACGCTACAACCACTTTTGAAATAGGTACTGTTATAACAATTGTTAGTGGTAATGGTTGGACTTACATTTACCCAGCAGATGGTATGACTACTGAATTATGGGGCGCTGGATTTAACCAGACAAGTACTAGCTTCTATATCCCTAACAACTCTATGGCAACTCTATTAAAGATTGGTGCAGATAAGTGGATGTTATCTGGTGCTGGTTTGGCAATTGACTAATGGTATTGGCTCAATCTATAATTGGAACATCAATTGTAAGTGGATCGGCTAGCTCTTACCCAGTTGGTACTTATTTATTAGACGGTTCTACATACTCTTATACATATGCATTTGGTTCTAATCCAACATATCCTAAGAGTAAATCATATAAATTTCCAAATGAAACTACCTCTAATGTGATAGAATTAAAATATGGAAGTTGGCAGACTACAAACAATCTAGGAAGTCTTAGCAACTTTTTTGTTAATATTTGGTTTTTTCCTACATCATATAATAGAGAGATAATGTCAGAACTTGACGGTCCGTCTCCTGGTTACTATTATAATATGTTAGAGGTTGACAGTAGTGGTTATGTAAATGCTGGTGTTTGGAATGGTGGTAGTATATCGTCTATTACATCTACTAATAAAGTAATTTTAGATGCATGGAATCATGTTTATTTTTACTTTAATTCTGGCACATTAAGTGTACAAGTAAATGGTGGTACAGCTACTACTGCTACAGGTATTACCAGATCAGGTCCTGCTAATAGTTTCTTTGCATTTGGATATGAAACAATATCTAGTATGGGATCTTCAGCAGCATATTTGGGATATCTAGACGGACTTGAAGTCTATTCTAGTTCTCATAGTTCCAATTATAGTTCTACCAAATCAAAGTATCAAGCACAACAAGTATTTGCATTATACGCCAATACATATACAAGTAATGGTACTTGGACTGATACAATAGCCAGTAAAGCATTTATACTCTTTAACAACCCAACATATAGTGCAACTAACGGGGGTCAAATTAGATTCCATGCTGCAAATGCTGAATTTGGTTCTACTGGTGTAGGCAACAGTCTTTCATCATTGTCCAGTTATACATTACAAGGTGTATTTCAAGTTCAAACAGCCTCACAATCAACGGCACAATGTTTGATTACAGAAGGTTGGCCTGGTACTTCAAAAATTAACTATGCATTAGGTTATATAAACAGTCCAAGTCGAATAGAAGCTGGATTCTTTGATTTGACTGGTGGTTATTGGAATACAGCGAATGTAATAAATTCACCAGCAACAAACACATGGTATGATGTAGTTTATTCCTTCTACGGTCTAACCAAAGAACTTAGAGTATATCTAGATGGTACATTAATTGCTAATTCTATAGTGACTGGAACAGCAGCGTCTGAAAACTTAGGTATATTAATTGCTCGTAGATGGGATAATGCAGATTATTTTGATGGTACTATTAAGGATATTAGTATTTGGAATGGTGTGTTGACTCCATCAGAAATAGCAGACAAGCACACACCTTATACTAGTTTAGTATAACTACCTTATATCTTGCTTCTTTAATTCAACACAAGTACCACATACACCGCAAGGTATAATTTTATCCTCTTCATAGATTGGTCTACGACAACTCCAGAACATATTGCGTATTGATTCTGGTAACATCTCATAAATCTCACGTTTACTCATATTCATTACTGGGTATATCTTTTCTATATCAGTAAATGCTGATAGTATCTTATTAGCTCTTATTCGTCTTTCTTCTAGACTATGATTAGCATCATTAGCCTGCATACCCATTGCAATCTTTTTTATATCCGGATTGACACTTGCAATATAACCAGCAAAATAATTCATAGTATCAGTGTCATGCATGAAATACTTTCCGTATGATTGTGAGCCTATTTCACTTTCACTATATTCAAAAGTAAATCCTAGATTACGCAATTGTTTAAGAGCAATATCAACTGCAATTGCTTCTGCTCTATCTCTGTTTTCAATATTTCTATTGTGAACATGATGTATGTGTAGAGTATAATCTTTATATTCTAGATCTGTTAATAGTTTGTAGATCATTCCCAGGCTATCAAGACCACCTGAGTACATGGCTAGGATTGTTTTCTTTTCCATATGTAAAACGTATAAACCTCACTGATAGGATGTTCAAAAGGTGTTGGATTTAATTCATGAGCCTTAGGAAAGTAGATAGCATACTTAGTAGGCCAATTAGGATTAAGAAATGCTCTGGTGATAAACGTATCACAGTTTGCAAGAACTATAGGTAAAAGTCTATCTGTAAATTCTTTACCATAGCTAAGACCTCCATCTAGAATAATGGTATCAAAATGCTGATCTAAACTAAACCAATCTTTTTTGATTATTTTAGGATCATCATAGACAGGAGCAAGATCCCAGGCCTCATCACAAATCGGTAATAGTAATTTAGTGCTGCCTAAAAGTAACGTCTTTCCATGCTGATAAGATCTAAAGATCTCGCGATCATCTTCGTTAGGAGCAGCAGGCCACTTTAAATTTGTCCAAAAATCTTTATCTTCACGCATATTCATATATTATTTATTACGGCTAAATATATTAAGAAATTAACAAGGTTTCATTTAATATTAGTAGATAATATGGACAAAGTTGACGAATTTAATTTTTTATTATACGCTGCCAAACACTATGATAACCCTCAATGTTACGATACTATTGAGTTCTATGATGATTTAAAAAGAATCAAATACATTAAAAGACTTATCAATAGGTATATTGAAGAGGGTGATCTCAAAGAGCGTTTAATATTAAATCATATTATTATTCTCAATAATGTATTTGGACCACAGGCGACCGTTAAAATGCTATTTCTTAAGTGTAAAGGTCTAGAATCTCAACTTAAATCTTTTCTTATGTTTTTAAATGTTCTCCCGGATAAAGTAGAGAATATTGGTGTAGAAAATAGAACTATAAATACTAAAGAGATATCTCACGACGAAAAGATATTAGAAGAACTTAGGAAAATCTAATGGCTGGCATTTTCGATACAGTACTTACATATCAGTTTATTAAGAAACTGACAACACCGTTTAATCAAATGCCAGCGTATCATCTTAACCTAATAGATGATAAAGGCAATTTTTTAAAAGACCGTAATAACTTCACACCACAAGAGAAAAGAATTCTTGGTCTTTTTGATGTAATGATTATTAATCTTAAAAAACTCATTGCAAAAGTACCTGGTGGTGCTTCTAGATTAGGCACTATCGCTGCTACAGTTCTACTTCTAAGATCAAAACCTATGAATGAAGAAATGTCTTATGAAAATTTAGAAGAAGAATTTAATAAGATTTATAATCAAATTAGTGAAGATGGTACTGCTGCTGTTAATATAGTTGGAACTGGTGATATTGCAGGCACAAGTACAGGTTCAAAAGGTGAGCCTGGTATTTCACCAACAGTTCAGAAAAGATATAAAAAAAAAGCTCAAATAACAGCTGACCCTATTCTAGCTCAATTACGTAGAGCTAAAGTCATGTCACAACTAGAATCAGTTGTACAAGGTTCACAAAATACATCAGGTCTTTCATCAAAAAAAACTAGCAAACCTTCTAAGACTGAAATTATAACAGTTCAAAATAAGGTTGTAGAAGATACAACACTACAATATCATAAAGAATTAAATCCTAAGATATGGAATGAAGATGGTTCTCTTAAATTTGAAGTGAGAAATACTCTTAGCCAAATTGCAGATACCTGGATAAACTTTACAAAAATACCATATAACTTAGTGCAAGAGATTGTAATCACCGGTGGAAATGTTAATTATAATTATACACCAAACTCAGATATAGATCTACATATAATTATACCTCGTGATAGATTAAATCCAGATAGAGCCTTTGTAGATGAGTATTTACAAGATAAAAAGATTCTCTGGACTTTACAACACCAGAACATTTCTATCTACGGACATCCGGTAGAACTTTATGCACAAGATATAAGTGAACAGCCTCATTATGGTCAAGGTGTTTATTCTATTACTCAGGATAAATGGCTTGCAAGACCTCAATATTTAAGTTTAGATTTTGAAAATGACTATCACTTGCAGAAAAAAGTTCAATTTTATAAAGATATGATTGATAAGATGATTGTAAGTAATGCTAGTGACGAGTCTATAGATGTGCTTAAAGATAAGATTAAGCATATGAGAGGCGACTCTATTGCCAAGCATGGTGAGTTTGCTTTTGGTAATCTTGTATTTAAAGAACTTCGCAATGCCGGTTATCTCGATAAATTAAATGACTATAAAAAAGAAAAAATAGATAGATCTTTATCATTAGGAAAACCATAATGCCTTTTATTGGATTCTTTTTAAATAATAGAATAGGTCAGTTTATTGGAATTGCTATTCTATTTTCTAGTGCTTTCTTTGGTTGGTTAGCCGTTCATGATCATAACTTATGGAATGAAGCTACTGAAAAATTTAACACTATGCAACAGGAACTTCTTGGTAAAAAAGAAGAAGAGTTTAAACAAAAGACTAATGTAATTAACGAGAATGCAGATAAAATAGCAGAAGAAACAAAGAAGCGTGAAGAAGAAGCCAAGAAGCAATTAGAAGAGATAGAAAGAAAAGCTGCAGAAGAAACTAGTACAGAAAAACCAGTTACAGACGATGCATCTCCTTATCTAAAAAGTATTGTAAAACAATTAGATACAACTTATGGTGAGAAAAAGAAATGAAAAGACTAGTTTTATTATTACCACTTTTACTTACTGGTTGTTCACAGACTGCAGTGCAACTTCTTGCACCAGAATATAAGATTGTTAAAGCACCAGATACAATGTATGATTGTCCGGTAGAAACAAAGTTTCCAAAGGCAGATACTTTGACTAATAAACAAGTTGGTGCTCTTATCCTAAAACTACAAAAGAATAACGTTACTTGTAAGCAACGCATGGAAGCAGTAAAGCAATTCTATGACGACGCAGAAAAAACAGTAAACGAAAAAAAATAACGGTTGCATTTTTCTCTAACTATACTATAATAACTCTGTTCCAATAAAGGATTAGAGTTATGAGTACAATGTGGTTAGAACAGAAATATGCATCATTAGTTGGTACACAACTAGAGCAGTTTAAGGTAGTAAAGACTAAACCTTATATTGCTAAGTTCAGATGTCCAGTATGTGGTGATTCTCAAAGAAACAGATTTAAAACACGTGGCCATTTCTATGAATACGATGGTCATATTAATTTTAAGTGTTTTAATTGTAGCGCTTCAACATCCCTCTCTAAATTCATAAAGACTCATAATCCTACTCTATACACCGAATATCGGTTGGAATTTTTAAAAGAGTCAGGTGGTGCAAATACCAACATAGATGAATTCTTTGTACCTGCTATCGAGAAATTCTCTAGCAGACGTATAGATTCTTTTGATCCTTTTAAAGAACTACGTAAGATCTCACAGTTAAAACCAAATCACCCAGCAAAAATCTATGTACAAGAGAGAAAAATTCCTTCAAACTCTCATTATCGAATTTACTATTCGCCTACATACTATCACTGGGTTAACTCGATACTGCCAGGCAAGTTTAGCGAGAAAGCAGTCGCACTTGATGAGCCACGTATAGTTTTCCCGTTTATTGATTCTAAAGGCTATGTTTTTGGTTTTACTGGGCGTTCTCTTAGTAAAACCTCGACTATGCGCTATTCTACAATTATTTTAGACGATACAAAAGAAAAGGTATTTGGACTAGATTCTATAGATAAGACTAAAAAAGTCTATGTAGTAGAAGGTCCAATCGATAGTCTTTTCTTGGATAATTGTATTGCAATGGCAGGATCAGATATTAACTTGAATAATATAACAGATAGAGATAAAATAGTAGTAGTATATGATAATGAGCCACGAAACAAAGAAATTGTTAAGAAAATTAACAAAGCCGTGGAACAAAACTACAACGTCTGTATCTGGCCAGATTTTATTGAATACAAAGATATAAATGATATGGTTATAAAGCAGGATCTTTCCGGTCCTGCTATTCAATCTATTATTGATCAAAATACGTATAATGGTCTTGCTGCTAAAATGAGACTACAACAGTGGAGTAAAGTGTAATGCATATTGTAGAAATAAAGCAAGACATTGATAATGAATTGTATATCGAGATACCAGAAGAATTAATTAACGAGCTTGGTTGGACGACTGAGACTGAGCTTGAATGGATTATTGAAGAAGGTAAAGTTATTTTAAAGAAAAAAGAAGAACAAAAAGAGGTCTAAAATGGTTGCAGTATATAAAGATACAAAAAAATTACTTTCTGATGCTAAGTTTTATGAAGGTTATGCACGCTTTAAGGAAGATGAAGGTCGTTATGAAACTTGGTCAGAAGCTGTTGACCGTGTAATGAAAATGCATTCTGGTTTTTATGCAGATAAGATGTCATCTAAATTAATGGCATATATGGATGAAGCTGCAGCCGCATATAAACAAAAATTAGTTCTTGGTGCACAGCGTGCACTTCAGTTTGGTGGTGAACAGCTTATTCGTCATCAAATGAAAATGTATAACTGTACTTCTTCTTATGCAGATCGTCCTGAGTTCTTCGGTGAAGTATTTTATATTCTTCTTTGTGGTGCAGGTGCTGGTTTCTCAGTACAGGCTCATCACGTTGGTAAACTACCAAAGATTATTAACAGAACAAAAGCACCTAAACTACATGTAGTAGAAGATAGTATTGAAGGTTGGGCAACTGCACTTGACGTTCTTATGTCTTCCTTCTTTGAAAACGGTGGTAAGTATCCTGATTATGCCGGACGTAAAGTAGCATTTGATCTTTCTGGTATACGTCCAAAGGGTGCAAAGATTTCTGGTGGGTTCAAGGCACCAGGTTCAGAACCTCTTCGTCGTTCATTAGACCGTATTGAATATATTTTAACCGGACTTACTCTACATGAGAAGTCAACATCATTGAGACCTATCCATGTATATGATATTGTTATGCACGCTGCTGACGCTGTACTTTCTGGTGGTGTTCGTCGCTCAGCTACTATTTGTTTATTCTCAGCTGATGACGAAGAGATGGCAGGAGCTAAAACTGGAAATTGGTATATTGATAATCCACAACGTGGTCGCAGTAATAATAGTGCTGTTATTGTTCGCAATGAAATAACAAAAGAACAATTTGCTAACCTAATGACATCAATTAAGCAGTTTGGTGAACCAGGCTTCTTTTTTGTTGATGATAAAGATATTACAACTAACCCATGCGTTGAAATTGGAATGTATCCTCAGATTGACGGCAAGTCAGGTTGGCAGGGATGTAACCTAACTGAGATCAATGGTGGTATGTGTGATAATGAAGAAACGTTTTATAAAGCATGCCGTGCTGGTGCAATTTTAGGAACACTACAAGCTGGTTATACAGACTTTAAATTTCTCTCACCAACATCAAAGGCTATCTTTGATCGTGAAGCACTTTTAGGTGTTTCTGTTACAGGTTGGATGAACAATCCTAAGACATTATTTGATGAAAAGATTCTTTCTAAAGGAGCAGAAATTGTTAAACAAACCAATGCAGAAGTTGCCGCCCTCTTGGGTATTAATCCTGCTGCCCGTACTACTTGTGTCAAGCCATCAGGTAATGCTTCAGTTCTTCTCATGACTGCATCAGGTATTCATGCCGATCATTCACCAATGTATATTCGTAACATTCAGTTAAACAAAGATACTGAAGTTGCAAAACTCATCAAGAGAATCAATCCTAACATGGTAGAAGAGTCTGCATGGTCAGCAGGTAAAACAGACTATGTTGTTTCTTTCCCAGTAGTGGCTAAAGAAGGTTCTATCTTTAAGGATGATTTGATTGGTATTAAGCATCTTGATCTTATCAAGAAGGCTCAGGAGTATTGGGTAAATGCTGGAACAAATATTGAAAGATGCGCTCATCCCGGAATACGTCATAATGTTTCTAATACTGTCATTGTTGACGACTGGGATTCAATTGAGGATTACGTATATAATAATCGCAATTACTTTGCTGGCATTTCATTTCTACCGATGACAGGTGATAAGGATTACTTCCAAGCACCAAACACTCAGGTATTGAATGCAGCCCAGCTTACTGAAAAGTACGGTGCAGGTGCAATCATGGCATCCGGTCTTATTGTTGAAGCATTAAAGTCATTTGATAATTTATGGCTTGCATGTATGACTGCAAACGGTTGGGGTGAAGATCTTTCTGCAGACAATCATCAAAATACACTCAAGAAAGATTGGATTCGCAGATTTAAAAAGTTTGCTACTAATTACTTTAATGGTGATATTAAGAAGGCAGAATACTGCTTTAAGGATGTTTATCTTCTCCATAAGTGGGAAAAGATTCAACAGACTATTACTGATATAAAGTGGGAAGATGAATTAAAAGAAGTTAAGTATATTGATGTTGATACTATTGGATCTGCTGCTTGTGTGGGTGGCGGATGCGAACTGTTTTAACACCCTGTATTAAAATTTGCAAATTAGACTCTACCGCATCTATCTGTATTGGATGCGGTAGGACTGTTCAACAGATAAAAGAATGGCGTATATATACTAATGAACAGCGTAAATTAATTATGGATAATTTAAAGGGAATAAAAGAATGGACTGGGACGCGTTAATAGAAGTACTATTAGAATCAGTTAAAGATGATATGACTAGATCTGATATCTATAAAAAATTGTTTGACCTCGTAGGAACACATGATGCTTCTGAAAGTGAAGGTCAAGATGATGTATTTGACGGGGTTCTAGAAAACTACATTCATGATGATGAAGATGAAGAATATTACGAAGATGATGGAGATGGCTTCGACTACGACGAAGACGAATAATTTTTATGATATTTGTTGGTATTGATTATAGTTTAACTTCACCATGTGTTTGTGTTTGCGATTCTAAAGATTTTGGATTCTCAAAATGTAAATTTTATTATTTAACTGATAATAAGAAGCTAGCAGTAGATTTTGATAATATACATGGTGACTTACACGATGAATATCATAATGACGAGCAAAGATATTATAATATTACTCGTTGGGCACTATCTAAGATTCCTGAAGATGCTAAAGTATACATGGAAGGATACTCAATGGGATCAACAGGTAGGGTGTTTAGTATAGCAGAAAATGCAGGATTACTTAAACACTTTCTATTCAGGAGATGTTACGATTATTATATAATACCTCCTACTGTAATAAAGAAGTTTGCAACTGGTAAAGGAAACGCCAATAAACAACTTCTACAAGACGTGTTTGAAGAAAACACTGGATATAATATTAAAAAGAAGTTAGCATTGACAGATAAACAATGGAACCCTTCTTCAGATATTATCGATAGTTATTTCATTTGTAAATATGGATATGAACAGGAGACTAAAAATGTGGACTTTTATTAAAGAATTCTTTGGTATTGGATTGAATCAAGTCAGAGAAGAAGTTAAACAAGTTGAAGTTAAAGTTAAGGAAGCTGCTTCAGTAGCAGTTCAAACAGCAACAGCTGAACTTAAAGACGTAGAAGTAAAGATTGCTGAAGCAATTAAGGCTGAAACTAAGTCAGCTAAAAAAGCAAAAGCATCAGCACCTAAAGCAAAGGCAAAAGCAAAGAAGAATGCAAAAAAGTGATGAACATATAAGAGTCTGTGCTGAAGTTGGTAGTAGTGTACCTGTAGTAATAGGTAATTGCCCTAAATGTGGTTCAGGTAACAGATCTCTAGTTCTTACTAATTTTGCATTAAACGGAAGAAACCCTCAGGCAAGTATGATATATTTTAAATGTATTGCTTGCCTGAGTGTAATTGAAAAATTATTAATTGAAGTTGCAGAGGATTGATTATGGCTGTAAGTAAGAGAACAAAATATATTTCAAAAGGTGGTACTCCTAGCGTAACAAGAGATATTCTAAAAGCTATGAGTAAAGATCGTTCTTATGCAGATAGGTTGTTATCACAACTTAAGCATTGGGGTAAAGGTAAAAAGACAATGGTTACTATACCTAACCCAAATAAAAATGAAACTAACAAACCTTTTATTAAAGTAGAAGGTAATCATCCTGCTGCATTTGGTCCATGGAAAAGATCAGATAAAGATACTGGGATAAGGACATCAAATGATTGAGGTATATGGACGTCCAAATTGTAATTGGTGTGTGAAAGCAAAAGAATTGCTTAATAGTAAAGGTATTAATTATAGATACTCTACTGTTGGTGAGGATATAGGTATTAATGAAATTACAGAAATGTTTCCGGGTGTAAGAACAGTTCCTATTGTAGCTGTTGATGGTAAACGTATTGGTGGTTATGAAGAATTGAAGGTGTATCTTGAGGAGACAGCTGGTGGGTTTGGTGATGGAGCTTTCTAAAACAAATATCATGAATATGCTACACAAAGGTATTGTAAATGTAAAGTTTACAAAAACTGATGGTACTGAACGTGATATGAAATGCACTCTTATGAGTGAAATAGTTAAACCTCACGAAAAGAAAACTGAACGTGAGAAGAAGGTAAATGAAGATATTATTTCAGTATGGGATATTGAAAAAGAAGGCTGGCGTTCGTTTAGATACGACTCAATAATTAGTATTCATAAATAATATTATAAGCATTTTCTAGAATTGCTAATAATAGGAATAACGATGTCAGATCCAATATCTACACCGCTAATGGCTAAATTTATGTCTGGTCTCGGCGGTCTCGCTGGTGGAGTATCATTCATGGCTTTTTATAGACCTTGTAATGTATGGGACGCTGCAGTAAGATCAGGTTTAAGCACTCTTGCAGCTGTTGTATTTGCACCAATTTTATTAGAATGGATGAAGTGGAATATTACTAGTGATAATTTACTTGCTGCTTCAGTTATATTAGGTTTTAGTGCATGGAGCATTTTATCATTTACTGCTCATACACTAATTGGTTTGCAAGACGAAAAAGTTAATTTGAAATTACCTAAAGAGATCTTTAAACAAAAAGATTGATTTTTTATTATATGGGTTTTTGTTATGGAAAAAAATGAATTGAGTAAGAATGCTCGGGGTGGTACCGAGCTGATGCAAGAGCGTCTTTATAATTCTTTACCTAAAGAGCTACTTGATCAATTTCAAATTATTCCTTCTCGTGTAAGAGATTTAGATCCTAACAAAAAGAAAATATTATGGCTTCATGATCTTCCTGGTGATCCAGAATCAGAACATTTAAAAGATCCTAACAGCCGTAAACGTTTCGATAAGATCGTATGTGTATCAGATTGGCAATTGCAATTATATAATGTCTCGTCTGGATTACCGTATTCAGAATCTATCGTTATTAAAAATGCTATCTACCCTATAGAGGTAGGATCAAAACCATTTGATGGTAAAATTAATCTTATTTACCATACTACTCCTCATCGCGGTTTAGAGATTTTAGTTCCAGTCTTTGAAGAGTTAGCTCAAAGATATAATGATATTCATCTAGATGTTTACTCATCATTTAGTATCTATGGATGGGAACAAAGGGATGAACCATATAAACAGCTTTTTAACCGTTGTAAAAATCATCCACATATTACATATCACGGTGCAGTATCAAACGAAGAAGTTAGAGAAGCACTTAAAAAATCTCACATCTATGCATACCCTAACATCTGGCCGGAGACAAGCTGTCTATCTGTTATAGAAGCTATGTCAGCAATGAACTTAGTTGTATGTCCTAATTATGCAGCACTACCAGAAACATGTGCTAACTTTGCAATGATGTATCCGTGGAATGAAAATAAAAACGTGCACGCAGTTCAATTTGCACACACATTAGAACATGCTATTAATACAATAAGAAAAACTCAAGGTCAGCCTGATGCATACCTTGAGTTTCAAAAGCAATATTTTGATTATTTTTACGGTTGGGATAAAAGAAAAGGAGAGTGGTTAGCTCTCCTTCAATCACTAGTATAGAGATTAACTAAGTTTCTCTAACCTATCAAGTATCTCTAGAATAAGATCTATTTGACTTTGTGCAGAAGATTTTCGCCCGTAATAAAATCCGGATGAATAATCATGCATATTGTACCAATCTGGCATAGGTTCATCTGCAAGATTGCTAACGGCTTCCATACGCTGAAGTAAAACTTCTCTTAATTGCTCTAAATCACTCATATCATATCCTCAATCACAAGATGTCCAACGAGTACATGCAGCATAATGCTTACCATCAATGTATGATAAACTGGCACGACCATTATAACCCATACGCCAGGCATCAGTATATTCATCACAATACTGTTTACATTCTTCTATGGTATTAAATGGACCTACGAAATAATCCATAATACCTGTAGAAACCTTTTCGTTATAGACACCAAGAACTTTACCAGTCTTGGTATCTGTCATACTGTAATTAAGTTTCATTACTTCACCATTACAGTTCGAATAAAACCGTCTTTATCAACATTCTGAGACTTTACTTTCCAACCTTCTTTGACAAGAAGGTCAATACGCTTCCTAGAATAAGTTCTACTCTGACTGGTAACTATATACTGATCGATATAGTTCTGTTGCATTCTAAAATAATCTTCAGACAAAGCTAACATAGTCATATCATACTTCCTTCTTACGAATTTCAAAAGTGTGGACCCAATATGAGCCACCCCAACCTACATGCTCACCCTTAGCGCTATACTGAGGGCCGATACGATTACCATAACGATATACAGGTTGACCCGTCAGGTGATCGGACTTCTTCACTATGTAGTACTTACTAGAGTTCTTACGAACCCATGAACGATGAAAACGAGAAAGCTTTTCGTCATACCAAACATCATGAGTAGCGAAATGCTCATCAAGATCTTTGTGTACAGACTGTTCAGTAGGTTTACCATACCACATATTACAGTTCCCCTGCGGCTTTCATCCAACCTTTTGCCCAAGCATATGCCAGTTCAATACCAGCAAACACTTCATCGTTTCTTACATTAGTATCTTCTCTTGGTTGAAGATGAGGATTATCAAGCATAGTCTTACCTTCAGCATATGCTTCTGAACCTAACTGCTCACAGATGATCATAAACTCATCTTCCAGACCATGAAAGTATTCAGCGATAGCTTGTGCTTGTGTTGACATTTTTATATCTCCATTTTTCATATTACTAATGTAACGGTATTTGGAAATTAATGCAACTTATTTTCTCTTAGCAACCATCATTTCGCTCAGGATATACTTTGCAACGTTGAGTTGCTTACGAACATCATCTTCACGAGTATATGAAGAATGTGTACTTGCAAGCATTTCCTGACAATCTGAAAGGATCGACATAACGACCATTTCCTGACCAGAAAGTAAACCGGTCACAGAATTCATATAATTCTTTTCGATATCAGCCCGAGTCATACCGTACATTGCAATTTCGCGGTTATCCATCACATCATCTCCATTCATCATATTATTATAGTAGTCTAATACGGTAATTAATGCAACTTGTTTTTTCCTCAATGATTTCAATGAGTTAGCAGTATTCTTATTATTATCGTTGAAATCATTGGATTTTTCTGGTTCTAAAAAACTCAATGATTTCAATAAGTTAGGTTTTTTTATAAGTCTTTGAAAACATTGAGTTTTTTTAGGAAAAAACCAGTTGATTTAATTTACGTGTTTTCATATTATAATAATATAAGGAGATAAGGAAATGGTAGTTTTCACCGGCCAAAAGGCCTACGTTACTAAGAAACTTCGTAATCTGCATGGTCGCGGATACGTTATTATTCGTTCTCATAAGCATCCTGATGGATCTGAGACTTATGTTATGGAATATGTCGGGAAAAAATAAGTTGCATTAATTTCCAAATACCGTTACATTAGTAATATGATGAATGGAGATAAACAAATGAACCCGATTTTTGAAGACGAAGTCTCTAAGATGATCAGCAACTTTGAGCTAATGGATCACGTGTGGTTCAACGGTAAACTTTTTTACAAGTGTGAGACTGAAGATCAGGCTCGTACAATTTGGAATCATCTGCGTGATCACTTTGAAAGTGGCAGTGTGCAGTTGAGTCGGTATGAAGATCAATATGCATATGTCTATGCAGTAGATTTTGTCTAAAAAATAAGTTGCAATTATTTTCGTATAAGACTAGATTAGTAATATGGAGAATGTGATATGACAAACGTTGAACTTGCAAAAGTTATCCGGCAAGATTTGTTTGCTGATAAGAATTCTATTAAAGAAGCATATGACTATGCTTTTAGTCTTATCAACTCAATTCGTGCTTCTGATAGGACAGCTGCATTAACTGCTTTGATGGTTGTAGCTAATACTATCGCAAAAGAAATTCTTAAGAACGAAGAAAGTAAATAATATGTCTAAGTATCGTATAACATACTGTCCTCCGGTACAGTTTAAGATCTTAGAAGAAAAGGAATGGCAAGTTCCTGTAGTAATCTATCATAATACGAAAATTGATGGAGCTACATGTAGTTCGTGCTTTCAAATGTTTTTTGCACCTAACTCTTGGGATATGGTGTAATCGTGAGCTTTGCCAGGTGGCAAAGATTAGTTGCATTAATAAGGAAAAGATGCGACTATAACAATGTAGTGAGAAACGCATAACAAAGGAGAAATTGACATGCGTACAGTTCGTAATGCTAAGGGTTCAGTTCGTGCATTTATTCTTGAAGCTCTTAAGTCTGGTGTAGATGAGCAGGGTATCCTCGCTTCTCTCACCGGCGGTATGGGTTTGAAGTCTGGTAATGCTAAGCTTCATATCAAGAAGGCTAAGGCTCAGTTTGCAATGCAAGTTGTAACTGCTGCTTCTGCACGTAAGACTAAGACTGCACAGGTTGCAGCTTAAGATTACATAAATGGAGTAAGATGGGGCCGGACTTCCGGCCCCTTTCATATCAGGAGGTTTTATGGCTAAGTCACTACTCAGTACTAAAGGTAAGAAGAAAACTGTTCGTAAAACGAAGAGTGAGAACTATCTTGTTAACTGGAAGTATCTTGGCGATGAACCTAAAGTAGGTATTAATGCAAGTACGATCGAACTTGTTCGAGCATTTACATGGTATAATACTATGTGCGAGAATGAGGAAGCACGTACATATCTTAAAGACTACTTTAAGAACGATAACAATAAGGATATAATTAAACTTATTGATCGTATTCCAGAAAAACGTTTACCATTAACATCTGCATGGATGTGTCGTATTGCTTCTAACAATAAAGCACATCTTAAGGATAATGAATGGAAACGTGTAACGGAAGACATTAAGACTACTTCTGGTTATGGTGAAGAGGTTGTAGATAAACCTACTGAACCTAAAGTTAAACCTTCTATTCAAGAACGAATCAAAGAAAGAGTTTCTGATATCATTGGTGATGTAGAAGCTATTCTTGATTCAGGTGAACAGGTCAACATTTATGAGTGGTTACAGAAAAATGAAATTCCAGCCCAACATGCCAATCGAATTGCTGAGTTTTATAGGCCTCTTCGTGCTGAGTATTCTAGTGCTATTACCGAGGATGATGAGGGCTACACTCACTATTCGAAATCTGAACTAAAAGCTAAACTAGCTTATGTTACTAAACTTATCGAGGACTGCGAGCGCTTTGCAGGTAATGTGAAGAAGGCTCGTGCTCCTCGTAAGAAGAAAGCTCCTACTACCGAAAAACTCTTGAAACATTTCCAGTATCAGAAAGAAAGCAATGAGTATAAATTACAATCGTGTGACCCCGCAACGATTATCGGCGCTCAAGAACTCTGGGTTTTTAACACTAAGTATAAAACTCTTGGTGTTTTCAGGGCTCGTGGCCCTTCTGGTCTCAATATACGGCGCACTAGCATTGATGGCTATGATAGCGATGCTTCCCTGATTAAACGTGTTGGTCGTAAACCAGAAGAGTATGTTAAGAAAGTGCTTACTGGTGGTAAGATTATTCTTCGTAAACTCATGGATGAAATAAAATCTGAACCTATCACATTCTCAGACAGGATAAATAATAATGTAATCCTCCTGAAAGTGGTGAGGTAATGGACAACATTATACAATTCCCAAGCAAACCTAAAAGTCCTTTTCCAAATAGTCTTGAACAAACATTAGATCATGTTGAACAAGTAAGACGTAATTATTGTGATGAAGTAACTGCAGATGCTTTTGAAGCAGTATTTGCAGTACTAACATCATACGGTCTTACTATTAAAGCGGACGAACATGTAGTAAAATCAGTAGTCTTCTTAGAAGAAGCTATTCGTGCAATGGTTTATACTACTAAGGATATAGAACATTCGTTTCAAGATTTAGCAGATGCTGCTATTACACTAGAAGCAGACGCTAAGAAAGAATTGGATAGAATAATTGAAGAAAATCAGTTGCATACATAAATTAATAACTATATAATATATTATAGTACAGATTTATGTGGAAACCTATAACATGATTTTGGTAGATTTTAATCAAGTAATGATATCTAATCTCATGATGCAGATTGGAAATCATACGAACATCCCTATTGAAGAAGGGTTGTTTCGTCACATGGTAATTAATTCACTTCGTTCTTACAAACAGAAGTTTGGAGACGAGTATGGTGAAATGACTATTGCATGTGATGATAAGAACTATTGGCGTAAGCAAGTCTTCCCTTATTACAAAGCTAATCGTAAAAAGAATAGAGAAGAATCTGAGATTAACTGGACTCAGGTATTCGAGATCTTTAATAAAATTAAATCAGAAATTAAAGAATATTTTCCTTACAGAGTTGTGCAAGTTGAATCTGCAGAAGCAGATGATATTATTGCATCACTAGTAAAAGAACATGGTACTGATCTAAACGGACCTGTTAAAATTCTTATTCTTTCTGGTGATAAAGATTTTGTACAACTTCAAACATATGGTAATGTAAAACAATATGATCCTGTTCGTAAGAAATGGATCAATCACGATAATCCACAGCGATATCTTGTAGAGCATATTCTTAAAGGTGATGCAGGTGATGGTGTACCTAATGTGCTTTCTGATGACGATACATTTGTTGCTGATAAGCGTCAGCGACCATTGACTCAAAAAAAGATCAATAAAATATATAATGACGGAGCAGTTATTTTAGACAGCGCTACCGATAGAAACTTTATGCGTAATAAACATATGGTTGACCTATCAATGGTTCCAGAAAGTATTCGAACTGAAGTTCTTAATAAATATCAAAACGAATCTGGTAAGGATAAAAGTAAACTGTTTAATTATTTTATTACTCATAAATTAAAACTCATGATGGAAAACGTAGGTGATTTCTAATGTCATTTCAATATAAGATGGATTCAGTAGCAAATACATTTGCTAAAATAAGCGAACTTAAAAAGAAAGAAGAGAGAGTTGAAGCGCTTAAACAAAATAACAACCTAGCTATTAGGTCTGTTATTGCAGGTTGGTTTGATCCTAGAGTTCAATTTGCTCTACCTGAAGGTACCCCTCCTTATGTGCCTAATAAATTTGATGAACCAAAAGCTCTTCTTCAAGAAATTCCTAGATTTTATCTCTTAACTGCTGATGGTAATCCTAACCTAAAACCGATTAAGAGAGAACAAATTTTTATCCGAATGCTCGAAAGTGTTAATGCTGAAGATGCAATTATGCTTTTAAGTATGAAAGATAAAAAGTGCCCCTATAAGGGCATCACAAAAGATGTAGTACAAGCAGCTTTTCCGGGACTTATTCCAGAATGACTAACACGTCTAAATTTGTTAAAATAGAACCTCGTAATAAAAAGAAAAACTATAATAATCAATATATCGAAGAAGAAAATCTCTCTTTTAGAGAAGTAAAAAGAGAGAAAATGCAAAAACATTATCGCAATTATGATAATGCTTTACGATCAAAAAACCTCGATAGATTACTCTCATACGAAGACGACTAATGGATAATTTAACTAGCGCAGTACTATATACGATGCTTACAGGTATCGTAGCAACATATTATTGGTTTGAAGGCCGTAAAAAAGGTGTTCAAGAGACACTTACGGTTTTTAAGGAACATGAACCAGAAGCACTAAAGAGACTTCAGCTCAAATTAAAGGAGATGTTAGGTGTCGCAAATTCTTAACAGTAATAAAGAAGTAGTTAATAAAGTTATAGACGAATATTATAATCCTCGTAACATTAATGAAAAAGCTTATCTTAGTGATTTAGTTGAAGAAGAGATGCGTTCTAAAGGGCTAGACCCCCTAAATAAAGATGACATTCAGTTCTACTGGAAGTCTAAGGGTGTCGTAGTTAATGGCTAATTATACTTTTATAGATACTAAGACTAATAAAGAGTTCGACATCTCAATGCCGATCTCTGAATACGATGCCTACGTAGAAAATAATCCACATCTTCAACAAGTATTAACCGCTCCTAATATAGTTGACCCAACCAGGTTAGGCCTTAGAAAGCCTGACTCTGGTTTTCGTGATGTTCTAAAGCGTGTAAAGAAGGCTAGTGGGAGGAATAATACTATCAACACATGGTAAGAGGTACCGCATGGAAAGACTATCTCGCGCTGAAAAGAGACTATTAAAACAACAAAAGCGTCAGGAGCAAAAACAAACAAAGAATAACCTCGAACTAAAAACAATATCACCTAAGACACTAAACCAGGAAAAAGTATTCAAAGAATTTATTAACGGTAAAAATCTCCTCATTCACGGTCTTCCAGGTACAGGTAAATCATTCATTTCACTTTACCTAGCATTATCTGATATAGAAGAGTTTAGAGATTATAATAGTGTCACAATAATACGCTCCGTAGTCCCTTCCCGAGATATGGGCTTTCTTCCAGGCTCAATAAAAGAAAAATCTAAAGTATATGAAGCACCTTATCAAGCCATCTGTACAGAACTTTATAACAGAGGTGATGCTTACGAGATCCTAAAACAAAAAGGGATCATAAATTTTGAGACATCATCTTTCTTAAGAGGTCTCACTCTCGATAATACAATTATTATTGTCGATGAATGTCAAAACATGACATACCAGGAACTTAACACAATCATCACACGTGTAGGTCATAATTCAAAGATTATTTTCTGTGGAGATTATAGACAAACTGATCTAAAATGGGATGATGAAAGAGAAGGTATACACAAGTTTATGAAGATACTTTCTAAGATGCCTAAGTATTTTTCATGCATAGAGTTTAATGAGAATGATATTGTAAGGTCTGGTCTCGTAAAAGATTTTATAATTAAGAAGAATTTAATTGAAAACGGAACTATAATACGTAATGCTTCAGCAAATTTTAGCCCAGCGCAAGCACTTCACGCACCACCTCCCAAAGATCCTTAATTCAACAGAAGTGCTTGAACAAGTCAATACAGACACCGGTAGGTACTATAAAACACCTACCGGTGAACTCTATCCATCAGTGACAACTGTTACAGGATTGTTTGGTGAAGAAGGAATTAAATTGTGGCGTGCTAAAGTAGGTGAAGAAGAAGCAAATAAAATTAGTAGCCTAGCAGCTACCAGAGGTACACGCATACATCAACTATGCGAAGACTATCTTAATAATGCTGACATCGATCTTACTAAATATAATTTCAAAGATGCTTTGAATTTTGAGCAACTAAAATTAGAATTAGATAGAAATATTGACAATATTCATTTACAGGAAGTACGTCTCTATTCTGATTATATAAAGATGGCTGGCACAGTAGATTGTGTTGCTGAGTGGAAAGGTAAACTAGCTATTATCGATTTTAAAACAGCTAAAAAACCAAAGAACAGAGATTACATATTAAATTACTTCTGTCAAGCTACCGCATATGCTATTATGTACGAAGAGAGATACAATATACCAGTTTCAAGAATTGTAATTTTAATATCAGTTGATGATGAACCACCTCAGGTGTTTGAGGATTATAGAGATCGTTATGTTAAACCACTAATGGAAGTTAGAGAAAAATATAAAGAAAGATATGGTATCTAAAATGTTTGGACTAGGTAAAATACTATCAAAAACAAGAAATACTAAAGTCGTTAAGACTAAATCAGGCTCTTCTACTTTTACTAAGATTAAAAAACAAAATGGTAAAACATCTTGGTATAAATCTGGTGGTACTGGTAGCTTTAAAAAGCGTGGACGTAAAGCAAAGTAACAGTTGACTTTATATTAAATATATACTATAAATAAAGAGCTGATGTTGTTGACATCTAGTAGAATAGACATACTGGACGAGGGTGCGATACCCTCCGCCTCCACCAAAGGTACATCGCGATAACTCGTTATACCCACATGAAGTACTGCATGACGCTAAAGGGTGAACTCGGTGTATCTTTGATGGGGGCGAAATAGGATCGACAGGTGTAGTAAAGACAAGATCGAGACTGAAGCAAACTCGTAAATGCAAACGATAACTTTGCACCTAGCTTAGCACTCGCTGCCTGAGCATGA